CCCTAAGCCAAGTCCTGCGCCTGCACCAAAGCCTACTCCTGCGCCAAAAACACAAGTTCCACAATCACCGGGTCCCAGTAATTTACCTAAGTCAACACCTGTTAAAACTCCTACCCCTACAAATACACCTACTAAAACTACTGGCACAACAGGAACTAAAGGTGCTGGTGCGACAGTAGAGTTTACTGGTCCTTCAAAGTATTCTCCTATTGACCCTAAGGTTCAGGCTGCTCTTGATAAAGCAGCAGCATCTAAAAAGTTAGCAGATGAAAAAATTGCTATTGCCAAGGCTAAGGCTGAGGAAGCAAAAAAGAAGGCTGCTGATGCTAAGGCTAAAACAGATGCTGCTAAAAAGAAACTTGCTGATAGTAAAAAAATTGGTGATGGTACTGAGGATGATGGTACTGATGCTACTGGTAGCGATTTTGCTGGAAAATTTGTAACCACTAAATCAGTTAAAGTTGGTGGCGGAACAAACATTTTCAATGTTTTTTCTAACGGTCAAGGTGGAACATACGAGGAATTTGTTGCCTTTATTCCTGATGATACAAGTTCTGAGGATACCGCTGCTGCTGAGGAACTTTATACAAACCAAAAGCGCGATAATACTCGTACAGCACTAGAGGAATTTGTTTCTATTCTTTCAGGTGCAGGTCTTAGTGAAATGGCTGATGAAGTCAATAAAATGATTTTAGAGGATAAAACTGCTGCACAAATTAAACTTGAAATTCGTAAAACTAAATCTTATGAAGCACGCTTTCCGGGCATGAAGGCTCTTAGCGATAAAAACCGTGCAATTACCGAAGGCGAATACATTGACCTAGAGCGTGGTTATTCACAGACCCTTCGTGCCTATGGTCTTGATGAAAAGATTTATGGTGAGCGTTCTGACCTTGGAACTTACATTTCTAACGAAGTTAGCGCCCGTGAGTTTGAGGAACGAGTATCACTTGCTAAGGACCGCGTATCATCTCAAAAGGATGTTATGCAGGCTCTTGGTGAAATGTATGTAACAGAAGCAGATGCTGTCGGATACCTTCTTAACCCATTAAAGGCAATGGATGTTATTAAGAAGCAAGTCCGTGCTGCTGAAATTGGTGCTGCTGCTGCTAACGCTAGGTTCACACTTGGCGCAGATGCTGCTGCTCGCTCTAGGGAAGCAGAAGCATTGATTGGTGCAACTGGTACATCAGATGTAGCCACATTAAAGCAAGAGTTTGGTAAAGCAAGAATACTTGCTGATACTCAATCACAACTATCTAAACTTGAAGGCGAAACCTACAACGAACTAGAAGCAGTACAAGCCGTTGTTGGTGGCGAGCAAGAGAAGTTGTTAAAGTCAAAGCGCAGAGCAGAGCGTGAAGCAATGTTCCGCTTTGGTGGTCAGTCAGGCGTAGGTGCTTATTCACTACGCAGTACGACTAACCAATAATTAGGTTCCTTATCTGACCGACCAGCCCGGATAAGTGTAAGAAGTCTGGTAGCAATAGCCAAGGTATGTTCCCCTACATGCATTGTGGATTGCGAATACAACAACCAATGAAAGGGAGATGGCTAAATGAGCCAAAATAACGAGTATGATGACGAGTTTGATGACTTCGGTGACGAAGGCACGGATGTAGTTAAGCAACTCCGTAAAGTAAATCGTACGCTTGAAAAGCGTGCAAAAGAACTAGAACAGGAGTTGAAAGGACTGCAATCGCAGACCCGCCAGCGTACTGTAAAGGATGTGTTACAAGCCAAGGGTATTAACCCAAAGATTGCTGCGTTCATACCGCAAGACATTGATACTTCTGAGGAAGCAATCAATGGCTGGCTAAATGAATACGGTGATGTATTTGGTTCAACCCAAAACGCTAATTCAGAGCAGGCTTCAAATAACAATTCACTAGATGTTTCTGCTAATGCAAGAATTAACCAAGTGGTTTCAACAGGACAAGTTCCGGAAGTTGACTCAGATGCTATGGCTAAAATTCTAGCAGCAGGTAACGCAGATGAATTAAATCGCATCCTTGGATTAAATTAACCAACTACCAATCTAAAGGAGTAATGACTCATGGCAGATACCAATACCACAGCCCTTGCAGGCTTGGTCAAAACTGCGTATGACCGCTATGTTGAGTTCGCTCTCCGTTCGCAACCGCTAGTTCGTAGCGTTGCAGACAAGCGACCAGCACAGCAAGCAATGCCGGGGTCAAGCGTTGTATTTTCACTTTACAATGACTTGGCAGCGGCTACTTCTGCACTTTCAGAGGCAACAGACCCTGATGCAGTAGCACTAGCAGATGTATCAACAACTTCTGTAACACTTGCAGAATACGGAAATGCATCTCTAGTAACTCGTAAGTTACAACTATTCTCTCTATCAGATGTGGACCCAGCAGTTGCAGACATCATTGCCTACAACATGGCTGACTCACTTGATAAGATTGCAATGGAGAGCCTACGCCAAGGAACAAATGTTATCTATGGCGGTTCAGTAACTTCAACAGCAACCGTTTCATCTACTGATACCCTAACATCTGCAAAAATCCGCCGTGCAGTAGCCAAGTTGCGTAGCAACAAGGCTGTTCCACGCCAAGGTTCTTTGTACTGGTGCGGTATTCACCCTGAGGTTTCACACGACCTTCGTGCTGAAACAGGCTCAGTCGGATGGCGCGACATCCATGCTCAAACAGACTCTGCACAGGGTAACCTATGGGCTGGAACAATCGGAACATACGAAGGTGCTTTCTTTGTAGAAACACCACGCATGTACCAAAAGGCAGAAGGTGCTAATCAGTCAACCTTCACAACTACAACTGCTGCAACTGGTGCATCAGGAACCACAACAATTACTGTTGCTTCAACATCAGGAATTGATGTTGGTGATGGTGTAGCGATTTCTGCAACAACTGGCTCAAGCACACTTGTTTCAGCAATCAACGGTGCAGTTCTCACCCTTTCAGTAGCAACTACTGCTGCTGTAACATCAGGTGCAACTGTAACTGTTACTCCAAAGACAAATGTTTACCGCACAATTCTTTGCGGAAAGCAGGCTTTGGCAGAAGCAGTAGCACAGGAACCGGGCGTAGTTATCGGACCTGTTACTGATAAGTTGATGCGTTTCCGCCCAATCGGTTGGTACGGCGTACTTGGTTTCGCCCGCTACCGTGAGGATGCGTTGTATCGCATTGAAACTTCATCAAGCATCTCTGCATAGTTTCAGAGATTAGTACCGGGGTGGCGGGTGTTTAAACGCCCGCTACCCTGTTACACTAAGGAGAGTTATGGCATACCAATTCACACCACCTTCCGTCAAGGAAACCCCTGCTGGCGGACATACGCTATTTGAGCGTATGGGTATCAACCGTGGGATTACTGTCCTGCGTGTAAATGGTGTGTATTCGTCATACCGTTATCCAAGCCATACTCAGACCTTAGAAGCAGACGAAGTTTATTTAGGTGGACATGTGTACGACATTGATGACCAAACAAGAACAAGACTCATAGCAGCAGGCTATGGAGATTACATAACTACGGTTTAAACATGGCATGTAGAACAGGTTGCCCGACACAAGACCACGAAAATTGGGGTGAGTGTCTAAGAGCATCTAACCTAGAGTTCAGCACGGGTGATGCTAATAGTGCAAAAGGTATGACTGAAAAGAAATGGAACGCTGAACTTAATGCCTATGCTGCTGCAAGAGCGCAAGGTATTCAACCTGCTGGAACTTCAATGGCAAAAATTAGAGATGCTGTTGAGAAATCTGATAAGGCTGGTAAAGCCTATGATGCTGATACAGGAACATTTAAGGGGTAACAATGACTGCCATTGTAGGTATTCAGGGAAAAGGCTGGGCGTTAATCGCAGCAGACTCCATGACTACCTATGACGACAAACCATACTATGCAAAAGGTGTGGATAAAGTTACCAAAAAGGGTGACTATGTATTTGGATTTTCAGGTGATGCCATTGCAGGCAACATTGCAAACTATCTTTGGAACCCACCAAAAGTAGTCAAGACAATAGCAACAGATGTATTTATGCAGACAAAAGTTCTGCCTTCCTTACGGG